AATGGAAGTGTCTTGTGTGCTGCTGTACTTGCTTCACTATTAAATACAGTTCCGTTTGCAGTTAAGTTGCCGTGGAATCCTGGTCCATAATAGCTAGCAAGCATCATAAGAGAAGCTCCTATACCAAGCATATTTTTTTGTAGTAAATTTATTTAGGTTTTTTTGCTGTCTTTGCAGACTGCTTAAAGTTCTTTGCTGTTGGAGCACCTTTTGATCCAGCACTCCTCATCTTTTCTCCACTGCCTTTTTTAATACGTTCACGTTTGGCGTGGATGTTTGCATAAAGTCCTTTAGCCATTACCAAATACCAGGAATCAATTGACCAGTTACTGCATATGCACCAAGTGCTGCAATGACGCCAAGCATTGCTAGGCGACCATTTAATAGTTCTGCTTTAGGGTTGTGTTCTTTTACGTTCATTACTTCAATCCGAGGTTCTTGTGGCCAGATTTGTGTATCGTTCATCAGAAGTTGTACTTAACTCCTACCTTCGTGCCATAGTTATTTACTTCGTCAAAGGCTGCGGAGAGTTCTCCGTACACTGATACTCGCTCTGTTGCCTGGATTGAACCACCAACTTTGGCAGTTAGTTTTGTTTCTTCTTCACCACCATCAGGTGCAAAGATAGAAGGACCAGCTTGGATGTAATAACCACCAAAGTCTGTAGAGCTTTCATAACCAACATGGAAGTCAGTTACATGTCCACCAAAATTAGAGCCGGTGAAGCCAGCGTTGTTCTCAACGTTGACATAAGGACCAGCTACTGCGGGAGTACCCAATGCAGCGGCAGAGAGAATTGCTAGAATTTTTTTCATTGTAATAATAAGGGTTGATTGTTTAGAAATTAACGTTTGAACTTTCAAGTTTTGCCATCACTTCCTGGCGATATGCAGGGTCTCGGTCATAGCGTGGGTCTTGCATTGCAGTCACTACTTCTGCTTGACTCTTAAAACCTTTAGGTTTACTTGCTGGTGCTTTGCCTTGCAGAAGGTTGCCTTCTACACCTACAGCATCAGTGTATTTTAGTTTCAATGCTTGCATAGCAAAGTATGCAGCATTTGGATCTCCACTATCCATTACAGAGTCATACATATTGATCTCTGCTTCAGGTAGTGAACTACCAGCCCACTCAATCATCTCTGAATAAGCCTTGTCACCACCAACTGTTCCTTTTAAAGCAGTTGTATCTGCTTCAGTAAGACTTGGTTTTGTATTAGCTGACCTGTAATCAAGGTACATCTTTGCCAAGTCTTCTGGCTTAGATTCTGATAGTGCCTTTACTGTTTCTTCTGTCAGTTTGTCGCCACTAGCCTCTTCCCACAAGCGATCAAATAGTGAAGGGTCAGAAGGAGTGTCTTCTTTTGTTTCTTCCTCTTCAGTAGATTCTTCAGTCGTTGGAGTATCTGTATTAGTATTACTCCCTAATTTTTTTTGGAGTTCAATATAAGCAGCTTCTAGCTCTTCAGCATTTTTATATTTACCAGCAAGCATTGTTTCTTGCTGTTGCTCCATTTCTTCTCCGATCTGCAGTGACTCTTGTTCATCTGCATTCAGTTCTCCCTGACTATTTTCGTCAGAGAGCATAGACATTACTTCTGCCATATATTATTTATTGTGGTGGTTGTTCTTGCATTTGCTGTGCCATCATTGCTTGAGCCGCTTCTTTCTCTCCATTCTTAGAAGGATCTAATTGAGGTGACTTCATTGCATCAATTTGCATCTGTTGTTCCTGCATCTGCATCTGTTGTTGTTGCATAGCAGCTTGCTCTTGTTTCACTTCTTGCATTGAACGTACAAGGTTCAATACATCTATACCTTGTGCAGCAGCTAGTCGTTTAATTACCTCATCTGTATTGATGAAATTATTAATTGCTTCAGGTCCAAGTGTTTGAGCAAGGATGGTGAGAAATTGACCTAGACTTTCTCTGTCTTGTCCACGTCCAAGAGCATTGATACCTGCAACAATTGTAGGTTTGATAATGTTCTTTGGAATCTTAGGGATTTCACCATTCTTTTGAGCGTCACTCAGTTTCCTATTTAAATAAGGAACTAAGAAATCAACAGTTAGTAGGCTGAATAATCCTCCGAGTTGTGATTCAAGTTCAAACTGAGTCATTCGGACTTCTTCGGCAGTTGTGCGTTCACTCTGTCTAATGTTTAAGACAAGGAATGCTTCACTTAACCTACGTTCTAAAGTGCCTGACATTTCATATGCAGTTCTGAAGTCAGCGGTCTTGCCAACTTGAATTACACCAATGTCATCAGGGCGACCCTGAATGATTGCTCCATTGCCTGCTGCTGCCAGTGTAGAGGGCTTAGTTGTACTTGAAGGTGATACAGTAAATACTACTTTTGCAGCTGCTGCAGAGCCTTCTACTAATGCCTGAGAGAGTCCTTCTAAAGACTTTAAATCACCAATGAATTGACCTACTCTGCCTCTACCGTATCCTTCACCATCGACAGTATTGAATCTTAAAGGGATCCACGGATTAAGATCAACAGGTGACTTACCTTCTGATCCTTTCAGTACTGTCTCATTTACTTCTTGATGCCAAATGAATCTGTTGTTGTCACGCTTGACATGTGTGTATACATCAACGTCATCATTGTGTGAGCTTTCGTCTGTAACTCTATCTTTATCCAATACCTCTTTAGGTAATTGGTTTTCGACTAAATCTTTTGAGATTGATTCTTTGGTGACTATTTCAATCACTTGACCGTTACCATCTCGATCCACTACGTAGCGGTTCAGAGGATATACCTTCAATCCTTTCTTACTCATATACACTAGAGCGTTACCAGCTACTACAAGATGCAGTAGTGCTTGGTGTACAGCAACACGATCATCAGATGCAGAGATAGATTCCAGAATAATTCTTTCTACCTTTGCAAATGAAAGATCAAGTTCTGATTTCATTTCTGGTGGGAATTGCTCACCAAGTTGGCTTTCGTCTAGTTGTAGTTTAAAGAAACTGGTTTGAACAGGAAGTAGTGCAAGCATTAATTTGCTTGCCAATGTCACAACACCCTTTGCTCCCACTGATTGGTAAGGAGTTTTGAGTTGCTTCATTCCTGTCATGTGTTCTTCATGTCCACGGATTAAATAAGGAAGGGTAAGCTCTGAAGCTTGCCTAGCTTCTTCTAGAAATTGCGAACGGTCGCTTGCTAAATAGTCATATCTTGTTCTTGCTGACATTTGTTTTAAATGTTGAGTCCTTTAATACGTAAACCTGAGCGCCCAAATGTACCTTTCACTCCTTGTTTTTGTTTCTTGATTGTCATGGCAGATTCGTCACCCGCACTTTTCACACCAAGTACTTTCTCGGTAGTATTTGGATTCATACTAGCTGTCAAAGTATTCATCATCTCTTGTAAGGATTTCGAATATCCTGCTTGTTGCTCTGCAAGGCTTGCGGATAGTGCTTCCATGCTTGATTGAAAGCCACCAGTAAGGCTGTTTAAACCCGCTGCCAATGCTGCCAAGCCATCATCAGAACTCTTTTTTTCGTCTGCATACTGCCTTGCTATTTGTTGTTTAGCTGTATACCTCTGAGCTTCTGGCGAATTATAAATAGCTTCTCTAGCTTGCGCTAAACTACCTGTACCACTTGAAACTGCATTGTTAAAATAACTTGCACCAGAAGTGCCTAGGTTTCTACCAAGAGCCTCCTTTGCAGCACTTTGGATCCCTGTATTATATCGACTCTTGGCTTCATTAGAATTTCTAATGGAACTTTGAATGCTAGAAAGACTAGCACCCTTATTCAATAAACTTTGATAGTGAGCTACTCCCCCTGCATCTGCTTCACGGCCAAGGTGTTGTTTGTAAAAGGATTCAATTGAAGTTTTGTTGCTTGGTTTGTTTAAGTCTTTTGCTGTATATCCGAGTGCTGTATTACCATATAACATTAGTTTTCCTCCATATAATTAATAATGTATTCAACAACACTACGTTGTCCTGATCTGTACATAATCTTTTCCATAGTATCTTCTGGTGTTGGGTTGATTGGTGGAAATGATTCTTCTAATTGATTTATTAAACCTCGGGATTGCATCCCTAAGGTTTCAAGCATACTGAGGGAGGTTGACATTCGAGTGCTCAAAGAATGCTGGCATACGTGCTGACTTGGTAAAAGCAAGCTCTGGAGCTTTACCTTCATACATCAAGCGATCACTAGAATCCAGCCAAAATTTTTTATCCAAATATTTATCGGCACTATTACCGAGGGGTTGCATTACCCAATTGATAGTTGCCTTTCTCAACTTATCAAGAGAAGGAGAGGGACTGAGGCCCAACTCAGCGCACACAAGACTATTAGCGGCCACGTGGATTTGCTCATCTCTACTTATATCTGCACTGACTGTTCGCATTCCAGCGTCACCATTAGCGCGGAAGAATGGTAGAAGAACGAAGAAAATTGCACGTTCGGCAACCATCGCTTTGAGGATCGTATGATCAGGATGCGAAGTCCAAGCTTCCCTGAGCCGTAAAGCTTCCGATTCAGCTTTTTCATCAACCCCGTAAGCATTGGCAATGTAACCAAGTGCCAGGTCGTGATTTTCCTCATCGGTGACATTTGATTCCAGTAACTCCCTCGATAGTTTTGGTACGTCGGTAGCCAATCCATCACGGATAAAATCTCCCACAGGTAGTTCCATGTGTCGCAACGCAAGAGCACGGTGTACCGCTTCTTCCGCCCCTGCCTTGCATAATCCGGCAGTTGTCTGGACTGGTGTCCATTTTCTCTTTCTGTTTAGTAGTTTCTCGTAAGGGTTCATTCTTGACAATCACATGTAATTTCTTCATTTAATATGTCCTCCAAATAATTCTCTACATCTTCTGCATCTAGAGCAGCATATGCATCAGTCTTATCTTGTGTATCACTCATTACTTGTAGTGAGTAATAGAGGCTTGTTTGCGGAGACCTAAGCCACTCTTCCACGAATTCATTATCGTAGGTCACCATATCGCTCCAAGAATTGAAACTGTAACCATGAAGAAGTCCTGTGCGACTAAGCATCGTCATGATGCCATCAGCCACTCTCTTATAATTATCCCAACCTACTTCTGAAGCAATTTCTACGTCTCCGTATGAGTAAGTAGAAACACCGAAGGTGCCTGAATCACGGTCAACAGTACGTGAGATAGGTGGTGCAATTTCTGGTGTTGCAGTGTAGCCATCTACATCTTGAGACCTATAACTACAAGAAGCAGTAGGTGCAATAGCAAATGCTCGCACCATATTATGTTGTCTTGCTATCTGTGCAGCTTGCTTGATGCCTTGATGTAGTTGTTCTACTAGAGCATAAGCAGCACTATGTTCAGGCTGTTTGCTTTCGTTAAAGCAATCTAATGCCTTTCCAAATTGTTCGTAAGTTACTCCGTACCTTCGTAGCAAGTTGGCAAGTCCGAGCATTCCCAGTCCAACTTGTCTGTCGACTTCTGGTTCAAGATACTCCCCACTATCACCGATGCCAGTTCTTGCGTGGAGGGCACACAATTCCTGCATACCTTCAACAAAAGCTCGCGAGATATCCCCGAACTCACAGGCAGATAGATTGACATGCTGCAACAAGCATGTACCGCGTGAGGGCAAGTATACTTCCAAGCATACGTTACTTCTGATTCTGTTTCCTTCATTGTCATACTTAACTTTGTTTAGCCAGATGTCACCTGACTTGATTCCATAAAGTAATTGTTCCTTGAACGTACAATCCTTCCACCACTCTTCAGTGATGTTGATGCATCGTTTGACCCAAGGTAGTTCGGCTCTATTAGCAGTAATAAAGTCGATAGCATCTGGGTGGGATAAATCGAGATGCAAAACAATTGCACCATTTTTATAATGACCACCCCGTCGTAGAATTTCATTTAGTGAAGAATAAATTTTACCGAAACTTACAGGTCCACTAGCCATCACACCTGAGGGACGTTCATACCCTTTGGGATCTAGTTTTGATAGATGGATTGCACACCCCGCACCGAAACGTAGGGCGTGGCTGGCAAACCTCCAGCTGGCCTCTATTCCGTTTGGACCTTCCATTTCATTTTCAACTACAAACACTGTGCAGCTGACAGGTAAGCGTCCTTTGGGATTATCAAGCCAGGATTGAACCCGTCCTGTTCGGGATATTAAATTAGTCATTAAATTAAGTCATTCAAATTTGGTGGTGCATAGTTTGGTCCTTTAAGAACCTTGCCATCAGCTCTGTAGATGGGCTTACCGTCTTCTCCTAGCTTTGACATGTTTGATTTGTGAACACGACGCATGGTCTCATCTAAATCCCACTCTTGGGATGCAGCCATTTGAAAGCAGACATAAACTAAATCAGCTAGCTCTTTGAGTTGTTCACACTCATCCTTTAGATGGAATGCTTCGTGGTATTCACTCCACTCCTCATCAATCAAAGCTTTTTGAGTTAGCTTCTGATTCCCATTCGTCGTAAGATTGTAAGCAGCTCGGAATTCCTCGGCCTGATCCATCAACGTTTGGTGTGTTGTATAGTTCATTTTCTAAATAGTGGATCGCTTTCTGTAAATCTTTTTGTTTGTTATCTTTATATCCAGCACGGCAGATGTACTTAATTGCACACCCAAGGTGATAGTTTAGTTGCTGGTCTCTGATGAAGTCCCAGCATTCGATGGTGCCTCTTGTGTAGTAGGCAGGTGAGTTGGCCATTGTTTCACTAAGTTGGATACGGTATTGCAAAGAGCAAAGTTCTGACGTTGTAACGCCATTAATAATGTGATGATGTCTTCCTTATCTGCTTTGGGTAGTAGGTCTTCAAGTCTTCTTAACTTGAATGACTGTTCAACTGTCGGCTCGATAATCGGCGGTGGGGGTCCAAGGAATGACGGCGTGTTCGATTGGGTCATAGTCGTTACAAGTAAGGATTCGTGCTAGACGTGCATTCATTAGTGCGTCGTCTTCAGTAAGTTCTTTGTCTTTAAAAGCTTTGACTACTGTCTTCCACGTGTACCCGTGCTCTTCAAACAAAGCAACAGCACGTTTGATTCCAATGCCTGGTACTCCACTGTAACCATCAGTCTGGTCACCAGCTAATGTCTGAATAAGATGCCACTTAGCTCCTTCTACAGGATCAATCGTAGTCAACTCTTTCATATCAAATAGTTTTCCAGGTATCTGACGCATATCTTTGTCAGGACTACAAATAATATTATCAATGTGAGCTGTTGCATAAATACCCATAGCATCATCTGCTTCCAGTGTTGGTAGTTTGATGACTTCATAGCGTTCTGCTAGCTGTGTGATAACTTTTCTGTAGCCACAAGGCTTCTTACGATTTCGATGACCCTTGTAATCGGGATAAATTTTCTTCCTAAAATTCTTAGAGTCACTAAAGAAAAGAATTAACTTTGGAACGTCCCATACAAATTCATTCTTGATCTTTGTAAGGTCACGTTCTACATTCTTCAATGCTTCAGAGAATCTACTGACTACAGTAATTACATCATCACCCCAATCAATATCTTCTTCTGCACCTGCACAAGCTTTGTAGACTATGTAATCAGCATCAATGAGTAGTTTCATTAATGGACCTCTGACCAGTCTCCTCCTTGTTTAGCTTCCGCTTCGATGGGGATACGTAAGTTGTAGTATTCTCCAGCTGCGAGACTGCTAAGTACCAAGGATGTTGATAAGTCAGCTGCCTGTTCAGGGGCACATTCGTATTGTAATTCGTCATGTATAAATGCGAGTTGTGAAGCACACAACCCAGTTTGTTTAATAGTTTCGTTTGTTAGTACCAGCCAACGCTTTGCTATTACAGCGGCGGATGATTGCAAAAGCATATTTAATGCCTTGTGTGGGCTGTCAACAATGATGCGTCGCCCGTCTATCGATTTGATATAACCCTTTTTACTTGCCTCTTTAATCGCTTCAAGTAATTCCGAAAGTCCATCAATTGCAGAAACAAATGCTTCTCTAATCTCTTTACCTTTCTTCTTAGCTTGTGTCTCATTTAATAGAGGGTCATAGGACATACCAATCTTCTGATTTCCTGCTCCATAGATAAAAGCGTAGCTAATGGTTTTGATTTGTCGTCTAGAAACTCCGACCTTATCTGCGTTGACTTGATGAATGTCTCCATTGAGTAAGGTGTCTCTAAAGTTGTTACTCCATCGTCCAAGGTAATGCGCGAGCATCCTAAGTTCGATGCCACTAAGATCAGCCCCAACCATAATTTGACCTGGCGATGCTGTAAATAATTTCCTAAATTCATCATCACTTTTACACTGAGCTAAATTGGGATTACGATGAGCACATCTATGCGTCACTGTTGCAACAGAACAATGGTGGTGTATCCGATTAGCAGTCGTACATAGCTTGAGCCATGCGTTGGTGCCTTCGGAGATCATCCCCAAGCTCTTCGTAATATCTAGACATTTCAGAAACTCCAAAGCAATCGATGGTCCACCTGATGCAGCCATCTCTTTCAATACAGTCTCGTCTATAATCGGCTTCCCAGTAGTTGTCATCTGGGTTGGCTTCCAACCATGATGCGTCTTTAATATCCATGCAATATGATCTCGGGATGTAGGGTTTAGTTCTTTGAGGCGTGTAAATGGAGCACCTTCGACATAGCCTTGGGTCCGATTATTTCGTTTAGGAGTAAATATTGATCCGGCAACGAAAGGATACCGGTTACGTAATAACTGATGAGTTTCTTCAAGTTCTTTTCTGAGAGACGATGCAAGTTTCCATGCAGCGCGTTCATCAAAATACCATCCATGTAATTCTTGATTCGTTAATATTTGAGCAACTTGGTGCTCTAGTTTGACCCACTCAGGTATTTGTGGAAGTGGTCGCATAGTTTGACTGTGACGTTTACATCTTGTGCGCAGTAGGTTTCCATCTCTGGTGACCATTCCTGCCAGTCCGTGGTCTTTCCAAACTCACCTTTGTATTCACCTAGCCTGTAGCCGTATGACTCCAATGAATGGCGTCCACGTAGCTGTAAAGGCATGTTTGATTTGTCTAGTTTCCTATCTACTTCCATCATGTCTGTGTGATAAAGACGGGACAGAAGAAGCGTGTCTAATACAAAAGCTTGTGGTTCAAACCAAGGATAAAGTTTCTTGATTACGGGTAAGTCATAACCAATGATGTTGTGACCTACTAGGACATCAGCATCTTCTAGTCTTTGAATACCTCTGGTGATCGGTTCTTGATTACCTTTATCGTTGTAGATAATGGTGCTGTCAGTCTCGCTGTCATAAATAACAAGGCAGTGGATTTTGGTAACATCATTAAGTAGTCCGTCACTCTCCAGATCGAATACGAGCATTAGTCCATTGGTATGTTTTATCTACAAACTGAGCCTTTTCTATTGCTTTAGCTGTAGGTGGGTTGGGTCTTTGAAGTGGCAGTTCTATACGAAATTCTGTTCCTTCTTTAATGAACTCTTCATTCATTGCTTGGTAATCAGAAATCTGTTTGGGCGTTAAACTCTGCTGTTGCTGCTGTTTCATTAAATTTACAAGTTTCTAAGTCGTATTTCAGTTGGCAAGCTTCACCAACTTCGCCTGAATAGCGATTTTTAAGGACTCGCACTGTCGTAGCATCTCGTTCAGATCCGCCCTGTTGATCACGTTCGAGTGCAATAACTGCATCACTAAGCTGACCGATGCTTCTACTGCCTCGAAGACTTCTGAGTTGCACTCTGCCGCCTTCTTCATGTGATTGTCCATTAGGGGGTGTTGTTGTATGACATAC